GTTTGAAACGACCATCAAGACAGAGACATTCGGCAAAGGTAGAACCAAATACGTGTTTACATGAGAAGAGTTGAAGGAAGTGCCGGTGTATCGCTGATGGAATGCACGAACCCGGTTAAAGACAAATGGCGCATCCGCTGGGATGTGCAGGAAAAAGAGAACGGCTCTGCCTCCTACATGGAAGAGGAGTTCGGACACAAGCCTACTGATGAGGAAATCCGCACATTGGTTATGTCATGGTATAACAGCCAGACTGATGCAGCTATCCTATCCGGATTCGCCTATAATGGCGCCCCTGTATGGCTTTCTACGGAGAACCAATACAACTATAAGGCAGCATACGATTTGGCCGTTCAGACGGGCGGAGAGACCCTTCCGGTTACATTCAAATTCGGTTCGGATGAACAGCCCGAATACCATACCTTTGAAAAGTTGGATAATCTGAAGGACTTCTACATTCAAGCGGTCAGACACATCCAAAACACACTGGCTGAAGGATGGAAAAGGAAAGATGTATTCAACTTGGATTTATATCGGATTGAATGATTGACAATCCCTTCGGGGGAAGGATAAAAAAAAGCCCCCGGCCTGTTAAATAGTCGTCTCACTTACCATTTAAACATAAAGCACCTCTTACCGGCACGACCGGGGGCAGATACCCTCGTTCGCCAGTAAGAGGCTTTTTTATGTAAGCGCTATTCTGCGCAATGATAAGTGAGACAATGCAAATGTACGAAATTTAACTGGATATGAAAGTAATTGAGATACTAAAATTGAACAGAGAGCTTTTAAAAACGTGCCATTACATGGGCATACGACCCGATGACGTGCAATATATAGAACTATATAATGAATATAACAAGTTGCAGACCAATGGTGAAAAAGTGTCTTATATCGTAGCTACGCTTTCCCTACGATATGGCATCAGTGAGCGAAAGGTGTATGACCTGATCAAGCGTTTTAAAACCGACTGCAATTTGTGTGCAGTGTAATCAGGACTTCCTCCCACTAAAGGCAAACTCCCCTACCCTACCTTTGTATCGCAATAAATAACATTCATATCATGGACAAGTATTATCAAATCTTAGGCAAGGTGCTTTCGTCCGGAAAGATGCAAAGCAATAAAAAAGGGAATATCCGCTACCTACTGAATGAACAGCTGACGCTGCTCCCTGCCGACCTTCTTGATATATTCGAGGGGCATACCATAGCGCGGAAGAAGTTAAAAAACGAGTTACAACTGTTTATGAGGGGCGAACGAAACGTGGAAAAATACAGGGAGGCCGGAATCAACTGGTGGGACTACTGCGGCTCTATCCTTGTGAACAGCTACCCAACCTATTTTGAAAAACTGCCGCCACTCATCGAACGCATAAACAGGGAAAAAAGGAACAGCAAAAACTATATATTGTTTCTCGGATCTACAGGAACAGAAAGCAACCAGGCTCCATGCCTTAGTCTTGTTCAGTTCCAGATAGAGCAAGGAGAACTGGTCATGACCGCCTATCAGCGAAGCAGCGATGCGAATTTAGGACTGCCGGCAGATATTTATCATTTGTATCTAATATCAAGACAGATTGAGTTGCCACTAAAATCCATCACCCTGAATCTGGGGAATGTGCATATTTACGAAAACAACATCGACAAAACAGAACAGCTGCTTGCCGGCAATGAAAATGTAAAATTTGAATTGAACGTATGAGAAAGATGTATCTGTCAGCCCCTCTCCCATTTGTCGGGCAAAAGCGTATGTTAGCCAAGGAATTCATGAAAGTGCTGGAGCAATATCCGGATGGAACATTGTTTGTTGACCTGTTCGGTGGCTCCGGATTGTTGTCTCACATTACCAAATCCCTCAAGCCCCACTCTACTGTTATCTATAATGACTTTGATAACTACCGCTTCCGCATGAAGCACATTCCGCAAACGAATCAGCTGCTTGCTGACATTCGCGAAATGGTAGGGAATTCCGTACCACGTCATAAAATCATTAAAGGAGAACTGCGTGAACGAATATTCAGCCGCATCGAGCAGGAAGAGAATAGCACCGGATATGTGGATTTCATTACCCTCTCCTCCTCTATCTTGTTTTCCATGAAATACAAACTGTCTGTTCAGGATATGCGGAAGGAAGCTTTATACAACAATATACGCAAGACCGGCTACCCGGAATGTACGGACTATCTCGAAGGGCTGGAAATCGTATCTTGCGATTACAAGGAAGTATTCAACCGGTATAAAGATATTCCTGGAGTAGTATTTCTTGTTGATCCGCCCTATCTGTCCACTGACGTAGGGACCTATAACATGTACTGGAATATGGCAGACTATCTGGATGTGCTGAATGTACTGAAGGGGCATTCATACGTATATTTCACATCCAACAAATCTTCAATTCTGGAGCTGTGCGAATGGATAGGTAAAAATAGGGATTTAGGTAATCCTTTTGAAAACTGCACAAAGGTGGAATTCAATGCTCACATGAATTACAACTCTTCTTACACAGATATGATGCTTTACAAGAAAGAGGCTGCCTGATTGCGTTTACTTTGCCTGTATTGAACAAAAAAGCCGCAGACGGTAATTTGTACGTCCGCGGCTTTTTCTGTCTAATAAAGACGGCTATTGCAGCCGCTTGATGGCCACACACTGATATACCTCGATACTTTCCACAATATCCTCATGGTTGTGATTGGTATCACTCTCCACCAGATCCAGCTCCAAAAAGGTCTCCCCGCTCAATCCGGCAAGCTGTGCATGAAGCAGTCCGGACAGGTCAAACACCTTCAGCGCATCCTCCTGCAGCTCGCTGCCCTCAGCACTCGAACCTTCCCAGTCCGTCACGATGTGCAGTTTAATCAAAGGTTCTGCCCGGTATTCCACACCGGGAACAATCGCATTCCACTGTATAGGGCAGAATTCCACAAAGACAGCCGGACGCTCCCAGTTTTCTTCCTGTTCGATGAATTCCACATTATGGTTCCACAAGTCTATGTGCTTGATAAGGTCAATGGCCTTCAGCTCCCGGCAAAGCATCCGGTAAAGTTCTTTTCTCATTTTCTTATGATATTATATTCAATGGTAAAATACTCTGTTAGGTTCTCTTCTACAATCTCACGGACGGCTTTTTCCACTTCAGGCGATGTGCCGAGGAAACGGCGTCGGGGAATCCTGATGGTGCTTCCTGCTTTCTTTAAAGCCATGAACATCCAAAAATCGGCTTCTGTATCAAGCCGGACATTTCGTTTGTCTTTTCGAAGTTTGCCGTCTTTTCTTCTACCGAACGCTCCGGTTGCCTCATAATACTTATGCCAGAAGAAACGCTTCATCCGCTTGGTCACCACTATTTCACCGCCATCATTATGAATGGCCGCATAGGGCAGAGAGGTAAAGAAGGTAATGCTGTTTTCCGTTGTCCGACTTCCGATACTTTTCCGAAGCGCCCCGGTATCTGTTAGTATGGCTCTACCTTCATTCCGGATGGGGCTTTTCCGTCGCTGCCATTTCTCACTGAAAAAAGCCTGCCGTTCAAAGTTCTTGTCAAACTCATCACTCATTTCCACCTGAATGTCTTTCAGTATCCGGGCCACTACTTTTTTTACGTTTTCATTCATTCCCAGTCAAAGTTAAATTTCAATTGTACCGTATCGTCCGGCAAATCATTTTTAGGGTCTGCGGACGCTTTAAGCATATTGTAGAATGTACGCTCACTAATAGCATACACAGGATATATGTACCGCCGCCATATTTCACGGTTCGGTACACCGTGACTGGCATAATGGTCATATATCCTGTTTACTTCTACTACACGCTTCTGATAACTGACTCCGTGCCGCTTTCCCATATAGGTTTAATCGTTCATAGACGGTTCTACTTTAGGTTTATAGGGACGGATGTCAAGCGTCATTTTTGCGCTTACCGTTACCCGGCCACTTCCTTCACACTGTCTGCAGACTTCCTCAACGGTTTCGCTTCGCTTCTTTCCAAAGATCCGAGAGGGATATTCTACAACTTTCTTTACTTTACCTGTACCGTAGCAAGCACGGCACAGGGCTACTTTCGGAGATTTCTCCACTTCTTGTATCATAGTTCTATTATTTATGATTCTGTCATTCCCAGAGGGATAGGTTTCCACATTCCGTTTTCGTTTTTGATTTCAGCACGGATAAACTGTTTGCTCACTTCCGGCTGGTAGGCTTCCTCAATGATACGCACACCTTCAATGAAACGGTCATCTCCGGTTTCCATGGCCACTTTGCGAAGCTGCACGATGCGTGAAGCCTTCAGCGTTCCCTTGGCATCACGGGCCAACAGACGAAGCACCATGCTCACCAGTGCCTTGGTCTTTTCATCTTTGGCCAGACCTTCGATGTATTCCTTCACAATGGCTATACCGTCTTCCACCGTGTCACGGTAACCGTCGGTCACATACACACCCAGCGTGATTCGTTTGTCGCCTTCACTGTTAGTAAAGGTATGGCTGCGCTGGTCATCCTTCACCTTGGTCTTGAAAAGGTCTGCCTTCATTTCCAGAATGGTTTTGAAGTTGTCCATCACAGTCTGCTTGCTTGCCTTGATCTGCTCACTGATGCCCAGCAGTACCGGAATGGAGTTTGCTATCTCCTCATCCACCATCTGTTTGTACATTTCGCGGTCATTCTTGGCTTTTTCCTCTGCCGCTTTCTTTGCTTTTTCTCTCTGGAAGGCTTCAAATTCCGCCTTTTCCTCTGCCGTCATTACCACGGTCGTTTGTTTCATTTCTTCCATGATTCTTGTTTTTTGGGGTTATTGGTTTTCATAATCCTGCATTTCAGGTTCGTCTTCCATCAGCATAGCCTCTCCGTTGGCGTATGCCCAGTCAGCCAGTTCACTATAAAACTCGGCTGCATCTTGCTTCTCCATATCAGAGGCAAGCAGGTTGATTTCCTTTTTCAGATTCTCTAAAATCTTTGTGTTTCTATTTTCCATATCCTATCAGTTTGCCGGAGCATCAGGGTCAATCTGAATGAGTGATACCATGCTCACGGGGTTAATCGTTTGCTTTTCTTTCCTGGGCTTCAAGCCGCCTTTCCGTTGTATGGACCGAAGCTTTACCGCCAGTTCATCCAGTTCGTCCACCGTAATCTGTCTGAACGCTTTGCCGACTATTCGGGGATTACTGCAGAAGTCATTGATTCGTGCCCAGTCGGATGTATCTATGCCCAGCTTCTGCATCAGGTTCAGACAGAGACTCCGTTTCCGCCGCAGCTCCTCACGCAGCTTCTGTCGCCATTCGTCTTGTCCGCTCAGCTTCTCCAGAGCCGTACAGCAGGCTTCATACTCCTTGGCTGTCATTTCCTTCAGACTGTCCGTCCGGTTCCACGTGTACTGCAGCACAATGCTTTTCTTGAATTCTTCCCGGTCTCCTGTACAGGGAAGCTTGTTGAACAATGTGTAGAACCGGGCGAAATTGGTTACTTCCTGTGCCATGTCATTTACCATTAAGAATCATTTCACATTCCGTTGATTTGGTACTGACACGATAAATTATCTTATCCGGCTTCACTGATTTACCTTTGTATTCAGCCTCAATTTGCTTAGCAAATATCTTTTTGAACTCATCACCCATTTTAGAAAGTATTTCTTTATTGTACTCCCCGCAAAAACCTATGCGTGAGGATTGGATTTCACGAATTGTTCCTCTATATACCGTAGCGGTCAACTTCATCACCACAACACCGGTTTCCATTTTTATTTTTCCCATATCGACTAATTTTATTCAAACAACACTTTAATGCCACACGAACTGGCCACGTCAAGTTCCAGTTTGGCTCCCTTGCTCAGTTCCCAGTCCTTCAGCATATAGATATAGTCACAAGCCAGCAACAGGGCAATGTCGGCCCGCATGTGGGCTCTCCAATGAGCTTCATCCGGCAATCCGTTCCTGAAAGGGTTTACAGGGTCATAGCCTTGTGCCTTCAGTTCCTCCTCGGCACGGCTGAAGGCTTCCTTGCGCTCATCCATGTCATAATGCGCGATAGCTCCGCTGATGTACACCTTCCCGGCACCGGTCGCCTCACCGCGCTGATAAGCCTTGTGCCGTTCCCACCGTTCCGGAACGACCACACTGTAGTTGCACGATTGGCAGCAGCAGCCTTCTTCTTTCACCGGGAACGGATTGTATCCGTAGCCCTCATACTCTTTGCCGCAGATGCAGCACACTTTCTTTTCTTCTTTCTTTTCCATCACTTCAAATCTTTTTAATGTTTACTTTACAACTTGGATTCCATATCAGCACATTACGTGCAAACAAGACATCACCCGTTTCTATTACGACATGACCGGGCATTTTCGCTCTTCTCACTTTTAAGTCGCTTTGGATGTTTCGCTCCAGCCAGTCATCCAATACGGACCGGCTGGAATTTCCGTCCAGCAGTATCTGGAACACTTCAGTTCCGGTGTAGCTTTCAAAAGCCTTCTCGTTATTATCCATAATCATTTTGGTAAATTATTACTTGTTTGAATGATTCCGTCTTCCCATACCACATAATAGCTTCCCGGGTCTCCAATGGCGCGTCCTTGACAATAAGCTTTATAACCGACCACCCGAATCTTCATATCACAGATATATTTCAATCTTACTGCACCGCCACCCATCGGCTGGCTTTTCTTTTCCTGGCTGATCCAGATGAAACATTTCTTCGGAAAGGTTTCCATCAGTTCCACAGCCTGCGGATAATCCCATCCGGCCACCTGAAAGGAATCGATGATGATAAACTTCGGGCTTTTCGGTTTTTTCAGTCTGGCAATCACTTCCTCCAGACTGCCTTCTGTCACCACACGAAATTTACCCTGCACCTCATTCATCTTCAGATAACCCATACGCCGTTGGAAGCTTTGGTTGATTTTCTCTTCGTAACTCATGTACAGCACCGTCCCATAGTTGCACAGTTCCTTTCCAAGTTGCATCACAAAGCTGCTTTTCCCACTGGCACTGGCACCGCTGATGAACCACGAAGCGTTCTCTGCCGGGAACCCGAAAGGTTTGCTCCATTTCTCATCCCACGGCAGAGTAACCCATTTCTTGGCGGCTATTTCCTTCGGACTGTACGCACGCTTCATTATTCCGCTGTCATTTTAAGTTTCTCAATCTCGGTATAGACTCTTCTCAAACCACCGCATGTCTTCCGTACAATCTGGGCTATATCAGCCCCCGCAGGAGCATTTACCTTGGCTACAATACGTGCCTGGTTGTTCAAGAACTGTTCGCGCTCCTTTCCATCATCCGGAGTCACCTTGCTGTACCGGTCACCATAACGGCTCAACATTTCGGTATAGCCCACCTTCTTACATTCTATGGACCGGTTGATTTTCTCTTTCAATCCGTCTGCCCCCATCATATACCAGGCGCAGCAGCGCTCAGTGGCATTCCATAAGGCCTTCAGTTCCAGGAAAGCTTCATACTGCAGGTCGCCTGCTTCATCGAGGATGATAAGCGGGGTTTCCATCGAACGGAGGTAATATACCAGGTCTTCATACACATCAGAATACTTCCCCTTGCTGTCCACACCAAACTCTGCAGCAATCTTGCGTACCAACTTCAATTTTGTCTTTACCTGCGAGCAGTCGATATAAACGGCATTCTTGTGGCTTTGCACATAATAACGTGCCGTGAAAGTCTTGCCGATATTGGGCATGTCGCACAAGATGCCCGACAGACTGGACTGCTGTGAGAACTCCAGCTGGGCAGTTATATATTCAAAGGTCGGGGTCTTGGCTGCTTTCCATTCCATTTCACCACGGAGGTTCACCCCTAATTTGCGGGCAATGCTTATCCAGTTGGCATCGCTCAGGGCTTTGTCTGTCTGTCCGTTCTTGATTGCACTGTATACAGATGTACTGATGGCTAAAGAGGCAGCATGCTTGGCATCACTGGGATAGTTCGCACGGTTGGCAGCTATCGCTGCTAAAATCTTCTGTTTTTGCGCTTCTGTAATCATAATTCTAACGCTGTTTTAATGTTGTTCTAATTCTATTCTTACATGTCACTGATGGCCCTCATTGCCTCGCTTATTCCGGAGTGCCATTCATAATCTGATTCCGGATCTGCCGACAATTCGGCTGGCAAATCATCGGATAGTTCCACCGGGGGAAGTTCCAGTTCCTCTTCCGGGTCATCCGTTGGCTGATCCGGTGTACCGGTTCCCACCTTTCCGATGGCGTGGTCATTGAGGTATTTGCTGAAATGACTCAGAACTTTGTTTTGCTCTGTATAGGCTACCCGGTCTTCTTCGGTCTGTTCTGCCATCACCCGGTTGTAAGTCACTACCGGACGAACCTTGTCAAGGTAGCGGTCGTTCTGGTACAGGAAGACATCCGTAGGCTTGCCCTCTTCATCCGGCAGATAGTAAGCCGTCACCTTGCGGTTGTTTGGTTCCAGCTGCTCCAGCACTTCCGGACCGCTCAGCCACCAGTCCGCATTTGCCACACGTACTGTGGAATTTCTACGAATACTGGTATCTACCTTTTCTCCGATATATCTGCTCAAGGTCAGTTTATCAAGCGGTCGAAGGGTCGGATTGATTTTGGCTACGAGCACATCCCAACGGGTCATTCCGGGATATTTCTTTTGATTGGGGTGAAGCGTATTGTTCCATTCTTCACAATCGCGCCGGTCGTCCGCCACAAGCTCTTCAAACGTATAATACTTTCTGTCTTCCCAGGTGTGGTTGCTGCTGTCACTCACTTTCTTCTGGTCCACCCGCCGTGCACCTTTGTTATGCCAGCGGCCAATGGCTTCATGGTTCTTATGTGCTATGGTTGTCTTGAACGCACCGTTCAGAGCTTCAGCATATTTCTCCTGTGAGTTCTGTGGGGCACAGAAATGCACAAACTTAAATACCTCACCTGCCTTCAGGAATCCTTCTTTATACTTGCTCATCAAGTGCTGCTCCACCTCAATACCGGCTGGAATACCCCATCCGTTGCGTTCGATGAGCCGGAACATATCACGAAAACAGTCCACTACCAAGGCATCATCCTTATCCCGCCCGTAGGCCAGCCCGATACGGCACTGGCTCACCACATCATAAGCATAATAGGCATGCACATACTCGCCGCCTTTCATCCGACGCGGCAAATCCACGTCATCCATCGTTATTTGTGACAGGGAGAACTTACCACCATGGCGGTGCATGTGCGGCATTTGCTCATGATAGAATTCCATACGTCCACGCAAGGCTTTTTCTATCAGCAGCTGGCTTGCCGGGTTGTTCAGTATGTTCCGGATAGTGCTTTCGCTCAGTTCTTTCGGTTCCCCGTTCTTATCCGTAAAGTTTTCCGGATTGAATATCTCTCCTGTTTCCAGATCCCATACTTCCAGTTCACCGCATACAAACGACAGATACATTTCATGCACATCACTGCCGTATGGTTGGTTGGGAAGTACTTTCAAACTCATCACCAGGCGTTCGTCCATGTGAGTTACCTTCCGTTTGTTCTGGTTGCCGAATTTTCCGGTTATCAAACATTCATAACCGTATTGCTTATATTCGTTCACTTTCTTGCGGAAACGAAGGGTACTGGCAGGAAGATCATGACCAAAGTCTTCGCGTAGGGTCTCGATGGTGGTGGCCATCATGTCCCAGTTATATTTTTCACCCATCAGTTTTCGGTAATCATTGCTTCTGTTATAAAGCTTGATACAAGTATTCAACACGGAAGCATTCACCGCATATTTCCGGGCAAGTTCGTCTGTTGCTCTGTTGCTGGAAGAATGGGAAGCCCAATCCAAAAAATAGGCTACTGCAGCCTGATCCAGCACATAGTTTGAGAGTATCCAGTGGCGAAGTGCCTGCTCTGTTCCACCGGGGTTGTCTTCCTTCACCCGTTCCAGACACTCGGTAGGCAGGCTATTGAGGGCGACCAACGCGCAATTTCCAGCAGCACCTCCACCACGACGCACCACCTTGATACGGCCACGGTTCACCCAGTTCCTGTAGCAGGATTCGGTGATATAGCCGCCATCTATGAGCTCACGTGCAGAAATACACTGTATGTTACCGTAATACACCAACATAGCCGCCTCCTATCTCAATGCCGATGCAAACGCTTGGATTTGGTTAATATCGGCAACCATCACATGCTCGTAAGTCTTCACCGTTTCTCCCTTGAATATTACCTGACCGCTACCATCATTACGGTCAAGCTCTATCAAGGCACCGTTCGGACAGTACTGACGCATCACATTGTCATAATCATGGAAAGTTTCTATTTCCGGAATAACAACCATCACAATACCGCCACGATCCATGGCCAACTTACGGATCTTTGCAGAAAGTTCGGAGTTGCCACGACGGTCATCAAACCGGATAGCGTTATAAACAGTCTTCTCTGTCACGTTGAGTGCCTTTGCGATAAAGTCGCGGTCGGCTTTCGTAATGTGAATGTACCTCTTGTTCATATCTCACTTGTTTTAATGATTAATATTGGGGGGAGTCCGGGGAATCGAACCCCGGCACAAGAACCATGCACTCCCGTGTGTCTTTCCACACCGTCACCCGTCTCTTAACGCCTTCCGGGTTGTCACGCTGGGTTTACTGTTGTCCCTCAACCTTTTCACCTTTTTCAATAATCCCAAGAAGTATAGTGAATTTCTCACGTATCTTCTGGTTCACTTCCAGTTCCAACGTATGCGCCAAATTTGAAGCCGCACTGGTGCTGTTCTTGCGGATGCTTCCGGTAAGAAGACTATCAGTCAGACTGTTTATCTTGCTTTCCATGTATAACTTTACATCATCATGGCTACCGGCAGATAAAACCACCTTCAAGGCACGGTAACAGGAAAGTTCACGTTGCGTCTTGTACATATCCTCGGCATACCAGCAGAAGAAATGTTCAAAATCCTCATTCATGTCTTTGGTGTACTTGTCAGCCTGTCTTACCAAATCATCTATATGGGTCTTTACAGAACTGAATACAAAATCCCAGCAACTCATTTTCTTGTTTTCCATAATCTCACTTATTTAAATTCGTTTATAATCGGTTTCAAACTCACGCCGTAACAACTCATCAGGCGGCGGATAAGGTTCTTCACATAAAAATCAGGTGCGGAAAACACAATCCCGGTCTCTTCGGTATATCTGAAGCTGATACCGTCCATCATCAACACGTAAGCCACCTTGTGCTTCACGCTCTGTGTCTGCCATTCTTTTATTTCTTCGTTCATTTTCTTTAATCCTTAAAATTCGCTAATCACATGCCTTTTTCGTATATTTGGCGCGGTGTTCCTTTTTGAACACGCTGCAAATATATAGAATATTTTCGACACTAAAAAGTTTTATGTAGATAATTTACGACTTATGACGAATATTTCCGACAGGATTGCAATCCTAATTAAAGAAAAAGGTATCAGTACAAGGGCACTTGAACAAGCTATTGGGTGCTCGAATGGAGTAATTTCAAGATGCATTAGCAAAGGAACAGATATATCAAGTTTATGGGTGTCGAAAATTATCGAAATACATAATGATATAAACCCTACCTGGTTACTTACTGGGAAAGGTGATATTTACTATAATACATCATCTACAACAACACAAACAACCGAACTATCCTCTCTCCTTGCCTTAATTAGAGAAAAAGAAGAAATCATCAGGGAACAAGATAGAGAAATCGGACGCTTAGAGGAACGAATCCGGCAAATGACAATCGAAAAGGAAAAACATGTATCGGATGCGCCCATTTCCGGTACTGCAAATGTCGGGTAGGCGGATTTACTATTACCATACACCGGTGATGGAAAACGAAGCGTACCCCCTATCATCCCCCATGATGTCCCCCTCCCAAGCAATCCCCCTCCCCTACCATTATATAAGGGCATAAAGGCACTGATATTGGGGAATTTAAAAAGTAAAACGTGAAAAATGATAGGTTTTTAGGGGGGGGGGCTATCAAATAAAAAACAAGGGGTATTTTTAAAATTGTGGTATTTTAGCATGTCTGTATCGCACACCGCCAAAACCCTATTTTGAATATCCAGTTCTATAAAAGTGAATATCCACTTTGAATATCCACCTGAATATCCAGCGTCAAAAAAGACCGATTTCAAGCACAAAAAAGGGGAGGTATAACCACCTCCCCACACCGGATCATTCTAAAGCCGTTTTTATTGCCTTTTTAGCCGCTTATTATTCGTCTGATACATTTCCACTACGCCCGCAAGAAATGAGCGTAGATTGCTTTATTATAGCCTTTTTGGTGCATACAGTCCCGTTACCAGATAATCCTGCATGAAGCAGATAATTCTTCGTTGCGCCCACCTGTTCTGCCGTCAAAACAGTATAAATGGCCGTTATACTACTAAAATACCAGTCTTTCCGCTTTGTTCCTTCTATTCCGTGTGTCAAATGTATATGTATTACCTTTGCCATAACTAATAATATTTTGTCGCAAATATACCAAATAACTATTATATGGAATAATTTAAGCAGCATTATATCAAATAATCAGGCACAAAAAAAGCAGCCGCAGCTGCCACTCACTCCCCCACCAGAATCAACCATGTAAGCCTTATGTAAACCCAATTAAACCTATCTGCAAATCTGTATGCCTAAAAAGCACCTAAATGTAGCTGCAAATTAAACCCACGTAAACGTTTCGTTTTGCAGAGCCATCCACTCATATTCTGCATAACATTTTGTATATCAATAGGTTTGATATTCTTTCCGCTCAATCCTCAATATACGTTTCGTTCTGTGCCCCATAGTAACGGAATACAAGGACTTTACCGGCAATACCTTCAGTCATGTATCAAAGAAGCCTTTCGTAGCATGGTATTATGCCGATGCCAACGTGGCAATATCAAGGGAGATACAACACTGCTACAGACTATATGCATCCGTAGCTGCTTCGGGTATAAACCTTATGAAGGCTTCCATGGATGAGAAACTGAATCTGGTAATGACACTGAAGGCTTCCATCGACAGGGCAAGGTACATCATAGACAATGCCAATCTGTACTGTTTCCTTGTCACGGACTGCGGATGGAAACCGGACTATATCTGGGAGATACTGAACTCCAATGTGAAGAACGAGATAGCTGAGCGTGTAATCAATAAATGGAATCAGGGATATGCAGGTTAGAATTATGTTATTGTGCCTGTTCTGCATGTCAGTTTCAGGTACAGTCCCTGTTGCCAATGCCCAAAGCATAGTCAGTGACAGTGAAAAGCAGAAGCAGTGGAAGTCTATGGAAAACGGTCCGTGGGATTTTGCTCCTGACTGGTATTACTTTTTCCTGCATAAGAAATATTCTGGTGCGGAAATGTACTGGAAATGGGACTGGTTCAATTCCGGATTCCGTGTCCGTTTCAAGGAACCAAAGTCTGATGTAAAACGTATCATGCCGGTGCGTGTGACTGCCGAAGAGACGCAGAGGCAGAAAATCAGGAAAGTGGAGAGTGAGCGCAAATATATCGAGGAACTGTATAAGGAAGAACTGGCAAGGGAGGCTGACAGAAATGTTGACCTGATGTATGCCACCTACAAGGACGAGTTCAACCGTATGCAGGACTGTATCACGGACGGACTGCTCTACTGTATGCAGAAGAGTGACGGCAAGCTCCGCTATCAGGTGGACGAACTGAGCCGCCAGAATGAAATACTCTGTGCGGATATAGCCTATATACATAAAACCGGTGTCGGCTATGGGCTGGAGAACGCCAAGCGGCAGAAGGCATACGAGGAAGCCAAATCCAGGATGGCAGAACTGGTCAACAGGACTGCACACCTTTGTGCCGTTGCCGCTACACATTATTAGACATTCTCTATTATTGATGACAATTCAGGTAATAATATTAAACAAATAATAAAATCAAACATGAATCTACTGTTTATTCCGCTGACAATAGGACTTCCGGCCATTGACGAAAGTCTGGAAAAGCTGCTGACAGCTATGGAGACATTTCCCAATGTGGCCGTTCTCGGTGATGCCATTTCAATGGCAAAGGCTCTCGGTCTGTGTCTGGCCCTGTGTGTCGGTTCATACGAATGCTGGATGATGATGCTCGGAAGGCGTGGCATGGATGTCATGAAGCTGTTGCGCATCATCGGCATTTCCCTGTGTATTTCATCCTCTTCATGGATATGCTCGGCTCTGCAGGTTCCGGGAAAGAGTCTGGAATCCGCTACATGGGCTATGGCCAAGGCAAAGAACAAGGAAGTGGCGACCTTCGAGCTGAAGGTAGCACAGAAACAGAGTGAATATCTCGACAGGCTGAGAACCGTGCAGGACTCCATAGCCACGGCAAAGCAGGTGGCCGAAATCGGTCAGGATGCTGCCTGGTGGGACAAGCTGATATATAATGTGGAGAATCTGGGCTCAACCATCAACAACTACGCCCAAAGGGCTGCCGTGGCGGCTGAGACGAAGGTCAGTGAATGGATAAACGATGTAATACGCTTTGTCGGGGAACTGATTTTCCAGATGTCGTATTACGGGATGCTCGTGGCACAGAGGATTTTCATGGCCATCATGATGATATTCTGTCCGATCATGTTTGCCCTATCGCTGGCACCGCCATGGAACTCGGCCTGGAGCCAGTGGATGTCAAAGTTCCTTTCCCTCTCGTTATGGGGATTCGTGACCTATATGTGCATCTATTATATAGATTTCATCCTTCTTTATAACCTCCAGCAGGATCTGGTGGCATACGACCACCTGCTGCACGGCTCAGTCAACTCTTGGGAACAGATTGGCGCACTGGGACTGCAGGGAATAGGTTCAAACTGTATGTATGCCATGGGTATGCTCGTGGGTGCCTATATCATACGCTTCGTTCCTGAAGTGGCTTCATGGCTGATTCCGGGAGGTGTAAGCTCGGGTACGGGTTCCGTTGCCGGTTCGGCTGCAATGGGCATCACTTCGGCTGCAGGTGCTATGGCCGGAGGTGCGGCAGGTTCAACCATGAAGGGAGCCGGTTCGGCTGTCAAATCATTAGTCAAATAACTTCAAATCTTTTTACAATATGCTTATTGAATCCCTTGCACAGAAAACCAGACTGGCCATGATGACAGTATTTGCGGTAATCGGAGGCTGCACCGTCATCTGTGCCTTTACCATCTGGTGCTGCATTTCACTTGTCAACGAGGAAAGGCAGCAGATTTATGTACTTGACGGAGACATTCCGTTTCTTGCCGAGCGTGCACGGCTGGAAGCCAACTTCACCATGGAGGCCAAGGCGCACATACAGCTGTTCCACCAGTATTTCTTCAACCTGCCGCCCGACAACGACTATATCAAATGGACGGTAGGGAAAGCAATGTATATGGCTGACGGGACTGCGCTGAAACAGAAACAGGCCATGGACGAGAACGGTTTCTACTCTGACATCATTTCCTCTTCAGCTGTCTGCACCATCATGTGTGACTCCATTCAGTTTGACGAACATGAACGGAAGTTTACCTATTACGGTACGCAACTTATCAAGCGCAGGACCAGGGACATCAGACGCTCGATGGTGACAACAGGTTACATCGAGTCCGTACCGAGGACAAGGAACAATCCGCACGGTCTGCTCATTACCGGCTGGAGGACTCTTGAAAACAGGGATTTGGACTATTGATATACTGATAATATGAAATCATTCAGAAAAAAGATACGGGAAAGCCGTCTGAAAACGCATCTGCTTGTCAGGTCGTGGTTGCAGCCCAAACTGGGTGTCATCGGAACAAGATACCGTCTGGCCGCAAGGATAAGACTGGCCAACAGATGGGCGGCAAAGCATCCGAAAGCTACATTCACAGGTGTGGCAGGAACACTGCTTCTGCTACTTGTCAGTACAGTTGCCATAGATTCCGGCAACGGGAAACAGAGTGAACCGGATGTCAGTTCGATTACCAATTTGGAACCGATGTTTCAGGGATTCCGTACCATCCAGGCAAACAAGGACATTCACCGCAGTGTATTGACGGAAATGACGGTAAAGGGACAGTTACTGCGTCATGAACTGGACTCCATGATTGCCATACCTGTAAAGAGCCGTGAGGATTCCTTGCGGATCATCCTCAAATACCGGCAGCTGGAAAATATAGTCAAATCCATAAAAAACAATGATAACCCATGATTAAGATTAATTTCAAACAGCCCAAGTATATCTTTCCGCTGGTCATATTCGTTCCGCTGTGCGCACTGGTATACTTTGTGATGCAGACCTTCTCCGGCGGTGAGGAGACTGCCGGAACGGTAGCTACAGACCGTATCAACATGGAACTTCCCCAGGCCAATGCCGAGGAAGCCGGAGACAAGATGTATGAGATGTCCAGACGTTTCGGTGACGAGGATGCCTTCACAGCCGTCAGCGGTATCGGAGAAGAAAAACAGAAGAAGGAGGAACTGGAACACGGCTACAGCGAGGAAGAGCTGAACCGTCTGGATGCAGCCGAAGCTGAAAGACAGCGACAGCAGAGGGAACTTGAAGAACTGGAGCGTTCCCTTGCCGAATCAAGAAAGCATATCAATGCATATGCTTACGGAAACGGTCCTTCGGAAAACAGTGAAACGGGTTACGGAGGTATGGGATATTCCTCACAGGATGAGTTTGCACGTGACCTTGAAGAGATTCAGCGAAGGAGCTATGAACGGCAGAAGGCCATTGAAAGCGGACTGGGTATCAAAGACCCGGAAGCAGAGGAAGCGGAAAGAAAGCACAGGGCTGATTCCATAGCTAAAGTACGTCAGGAGGAAAGGGAACGCAACCGTCCGAGTCTGGTAATCAAGTCTGATGACACCAATGCCGACAGGTTCAATACGGTTACTGCTCCGGATGAATTTGCCGAGAACAAGCTGATACGTGCCATGATTGACCAGACTACAAAGGCGCATGAAGGTACACGTCTGCGGTTCAAACTTCTGGACGATGTGACGGTAAGCGGCACAAAGCTGAAAAAGGGAACTTACCTTTATGGAACGGTAACAGGTTTCGGACAGCAGCGTGTCAGGGCTTCCATAACCAGTATTCTTATCGGCGACAGGTTCATCAAGGTCAAGCTTTCTGTTTTTGACAATGACGGTATGGAAGGCTTCTATGTTCCTGAATCGGCTTTCAGGGATTTCATGAAGGATGCAGGTTCCAATACGGTACAGCAGAATATCAGTTTTGAATCCACTGACGGTTACGGTACAGGGATTTCCACGGAGGCCATTGCACTCCAGTCACTGCAGAACATGTATAACTCTGCAACTTCTGCCATATCTTCCAATATCAGAAAGAACAAGGCGAAAATCAAGTACAATACCATTGTTTATCTGATAAACTCGGAGGATGCACGCTGATATATCTGAATACAGCAAAGAAAATTATAGTAACATTTTAATATTTCAATATGAAAACCAGAATTATTCTGATAATATGCCTTATCACAGGCATAGCCGTACATCTGTCGGCCAACGAGAAGATATACATCAACCGGGAAGTGACCACGCACATTGTAATGCCGGAGAACATCAAAATGGTGGATATTTCCACTACTAAAATAATAGGCAACCAGTGTACGGACAATATCGTCCGCATCAAACCTTATCTGGAGAATGATTCCATATCGTCTGAAGGTTACAGCGAAAACGAACTGCTGGGTACACTCACCATTATCGGTGAGCGTCATATTGCCCAGTATGACATTCTCTATACCGAATCACCCCAATATGCTTCTACCATCTACAATGTATCCTACAATGAGACACAGTCCTATATCAATCCGGAGGTTTCCATGCCGATGGCCGAGATTGCACGATATGCCTGGGCTGTCTATGGAAGCAGAAGAAAATTCAACCAGATTGTATCAGACAAAAACGGAATCAGGGCATACATCAACAATATCTATTCCATCGGTGACTATTTCTTTTTGGACTATACGCTGAAAAACAAAACCAGGATTGCATACGACATTGAAGAAATAAGGGTAAAACTTACTGACAAAAAGGAAACAAAGGCAACCAACTCACAGACCATAGAACTTACTCCGGTATTCTCCATGAACAACACCCGTAAGTTTAAAAAGGACTACAGGAACGTGCTTGTACTTCCGAAGCTCACTTTCCCTGAAGAGAAGGTGCTCCGTCTGGAGATTTCCGAGAACCAGATTAGTGGACGTGTGGTGGTACTCACCATCGAGTATGAGGACATTCTCAATGCGGACGGCTTCGACTCGGATATTCTGGACGGTGCCGACTATTATCCCTACTATTATATTGATCATTCCATAAAAAGATAGACCATGAAGAAGATTCTGTTCATTCTGTTTTGCCCGGTTGCATTCATCGGTGCATCGGCACAGACCGGAAAGGTTTCCGTCAATGCCGGATTCCTTTTTCCAAGTACGCTGAATGCCACTTTGGGTTATGAGTATCCGCTTTCATACGGAAATGCGGTCGAAGTATACGGTGAGGTCGGAAATCACTGGCAGAAACCTGTATGTCACAATTTCTGGAAAGGATATTTCTGGGATGGCGGTATGGTTTACAAGCACCGTCTGGCACGGTACAAGAACGGCATGATGCGCCTTCGTCTGGGGCCACAGTTCGGTGCGGTACAGAAGAAGTTCTTCTTCGGGCTGGAGGCCGGATTTGAATACAGCTATGTGTTCCGCAGCGGACTGGAGTTCTCTGTCATACAGAAGAACAATGTGAACTTCCTGCATGGAGATACCTTCCGCAACGGTCTGCTGCTGGGGATAAAGGTTCCATTTTAGTAAATTCATATACAGTTAGAGCGTATGGCATTTGAGGAAACAAGGGAACAGCAGCAGATGTACAACTATTTCAGAAGCTGCATCTATATATTTCTGATTATTGAAATCATCATGAACCTGCCTGTTACGGCAGACAACAGGGTTACGCAGTTCGTTCTTGACCTGCTGGCACGGTTCAGGGTATTCAACTCAGTATCTGGCTGTAAGGTTGCTGAACTGGTATGCATCTGTATTGTCTGTATAGGCACAAAGGCTGAAAAGTCACTGAAGTTCAATGTAAGGACAATGGTCATCTATCCGGTACTGGCCGGTCTGACACTTGTAGGGCTTTGTTTTGTATTTCATGGCATGAGTTTCGGGTTCAGCTGGCTGGGATTTCCGGCCAACAGGCTTCTGTATGCGGTCTGTTCGGTAGTGGGTACCATGCTGGTACATCAGGGACTGGACGGTATTGCCAAGTATTACAACTATAAGGTTGGTGAGGACCGTTTCAATTTTGAGAACGAATCGTTCCAGCAGTCTGAAACACTGGTCAGCAATGATTATTCGGTGAACATTCCGATGATATACTACTGGAAAAAGAAAATGCACAAAGGATGGATCAATATCATCAATCCGTTCCGTGGTACGATTGTTCTGGGTACGCCGGGTTCGGGTAAGTCTTTCGGTATCATTGACCCGTTCATCAGGCAGCACTCAGCAAAGGGATTTGCCATGATGGTATATGACTTCAAGTTTCCGACACTTGCACAGACGCTTTTCTATCAGTACTGCAAGAACAGGAAAGCCGGTAAACTGCCTCAGAACTGCGGATTCCGTATAGTAAATTTTACCGATGTGGAATACTCCAACCGTATCAATCCGATTCAGCGGAAATATATCCCGGATTTGGCTGCCGCTTCTGAAACGGCGGCTACTCTTTTGGCCTCGCTCAACAAGGGAGGTGGAGAGAAGAAGGGCGGATCGGAAGCATTCTTCACTAATTCTGCAGAAAACTTCCTGGCTGCCATCATCTATTTCTTTGTAAACTTCCATCCGGTCGGGTTCAGGAACGGTAGGAAACTGAAACGTTTCATATCACTGGAGGGAAAGAAGCTGGAGATTGTCATACGTAACTGGGATGACTTCAATGCCATCGACAAGGACGGTAACGTGGTCCTTGACTTCGTGGATGAGAACGGCAATGATGTATCGACTGACGAGGACCGTATGTTTGTGGACCTGAACGGATACAACTATAAGGACAGAACCGGCAGGAAGATTCTGATTCAAAGATGCTGGTATGAGGACGAGCATGGCAATGAGGTGGAGCCGGATACCATAACCGGAGAGTACTCGGACATGCCGCATGTGCTTTCATTCCTCGGAAGGCCATACGACCAGGTCTTCAACATCCTGATGCAGGATGACAGGATTGCTTCACTGATGGCTCCTTTCAAGAGTGCATACGAGAACAAGGCCAATGACCAGTTGGAAGGTATGGTCGGTACACTTCGTGTAAATGCCGCACGTCTTGTGTCTCCGGAAGCTTACTGGGTATTCACCGGGGATGATTTCGACCTAAAGATTTCTGACAAGGCCAATCCGAGCTATCTGGTAATTGCCAATGACCCTGAAAAGGAACAGGTTATCGGCTCGCTCAATGCCTTGGTTCTGAACCGTCTGATTACAAGGGTAAACTCAAAAGGTAATATTCCGGTGAGCATCATCGTGGATGAGCTTCCGACACTGTACTTTCACAAGATAGACCGTCTTATCGGTACGGCCCGTTCCAACAAAGTTGCCGTAACTTTAGGTTTCCAGGAGCTTCCACAGCTGGAAGCTGACTATGGCAAGGTCGGTATGCAGAAGATTATCACCACCTGCGGTAATATCTTCATGGGTGCGGCACGTAACAAGGAGACGCTGGAGTGGGCACAGAATGATGTGTTCGGAAAGGCAAAGCAGACTTCACGTTCCATTTCCATCAACGACCACAAGGTATCAACCACAATCTCTGAGAAGATGGACTTTCTGGTTCCTGCAGCCAAGATTGCGGATATGGCAACAGGCTGGCTGGCCGGACAGGCGGCACGTGACTTTACGGCTACCGATGACAGTATGCTTGACCATTTTGACATCGAACAGTCGGAAGAATTCAAGACCACAAAGTATTTCTGCAAGACGCACTTTGACATGAAGAAGATTAAGGACGAGGAAAAGCACTATGTTTCTCTTCCTAAAATATATGAGTTCAAGAATGACAAAGAGAAGGAAATCCTGCTGAACCGTAACTTCAAGCGTGTGAACCAGGAAGTGGAGGATATGGTAAAGGAACTTCTCGGTATCAGCTAAACATATAGCCTATGAATATGACCTTAAAACCGGCATTCGGACTTAGCGGCAGTGCCCTGAAAGTCATTGCCATGATTTCCATGGTAGTTGACCATGTTGCTCTTTATCTGATGGAACACGGTACCCTATTATACGAAACGATGCGCTGTATAGGGCGCATCGCTTTTCCTGTGTTTGCCTTGCTGATAGCGGAAGGGTTTATTTATACCAGGAACAGGTACAGGTATTTCTTTACCCTGCTGGGCTTTGCCGTAATCAGTGAAATACCCTAGTATCTGCTGAATGGTGCTGACGGGACACATAATGTGATGTTTACTCTGGCTTTGGGTCTGGCCACACTCATGGTTCTTGAAAATCTTCTGCAACGTAGTCTGGTACTGGGATTTCTTTGGACACTTGGCATGGCCGGACTCGCTTCATGGCTTGGAGTGGATTATGAGTGGAGAGGGATTATTGTAATCGTTATCTTTTATCTTTTTCACTCACAGACTAATAATAACAACATACATATTATTTATAATATCTCTGTGTTCATAATATGTTTTATTTTAATGGCTCATTATGGAATAATTGGCACAATACTAGCTTGCACAATTACTGCTCTATATAACCAATCCAGAGGGTTTATAAATAAAAATAAATTTAAATACATGTTCTATGGCTTTTATCCTATACATATAATTATAATATTTTTATGTCAATAAGATTTCCATATTACAAGTTCTTTAACTTTTAAATAAATCACACTAACTATATACATTTATACTATTCTTTAAACTATATATGAGTTCACTAAAAAATAGTTATTTATTTTTATTGAGAAGTTTTTAAAAGAAGTTCAAATGTTTCATCAATAAGATGGCGATTCTCAATTGCTTTTATAGAATATTTCCCTTCATCAAAATATATTACAGTTTGGGTAACAGCCTCCCGTACAAACTGATACCATATAGCTATGTTTATTGCGAATGGATTCCCCTGATATGCAGCTACCTTGCCTATATTACCTGCAACAGCAACAGAATAAGCTATAAAAAATATTTTTTTCTTTTTTTGTTCATTCTTCACACGGATATAATCTCTTTCAAATAGTGGTAATGTAGGATTACTTTCTTTATGCATTGTAAGAAAATAATAAATATTAACAACTATATTTATTACAAGCCTACATGTAGACATTGTAGCTAAATGTCGCAAATCATAACCTTGTTCATACATATAAGTGACCAATTCACCAATTGTTCTTTCTTTTTCACCAAAACTACCAACTTGAAACATTCTTAGAACAGATGTTCCAGGAATTGGAATCCCCTGTTTTGTGAATACATCTGAAATAATATGACCTAGCCATAAGAAAGGTGCATAAAATATCTTTTTTAGATCTGGCTCAATAACCTTATCAATATGAAGTACTCCATTCTTATCTATGTATGAAAATGTTCCTGAAACAATATCCTTAATACCCCATATAAGTCCTAAAATGCTTGGATCATGTCCTAGACTATATACTCTATGGTTTTTGGGATACATACCAGGAATATTTTCTTTAACTGACGCATCATAATTAACGTGAAACCATTTCTCTAATGTCTTTATCCACTTAGCCTCCTTACCGTCATTTGTTGTACCTATTTTCTTAAGTATAGTTGTTAAAGGACTACCCTCACAATGAACTTTCTCTCCATTAAGTTTTATATCCATAGTTTTAGGAACCTTAACAAGTACAAAATCAACAAGTACAGCCAAACCACCGGCAAGACAAGCGACTAATAAATCCACGTTATTAACATCAAGTGCTTTATCTGCCTCAGTCTTACTATTAACAGAAAATAATATAGAATCTATTTCTGTATTAATCTGCTGAATGTCATCTATAGTTGATTCAGAAGATATGTTCGATTCATCAATCCCAGCTTTATCAAAAAGTGATTTAATTCTATTATTTAATTCTTCCAATTTTCTGTCATCTTCTTTTATATCTGAAGCGAGAACTGATGTTTGTTTTTTTACTGCAAAAATATCTTCTTGAAGACCAGAAATTCTATTTGATAAACTATGAAAATCCTCCATACTATGCTGCGCCTTTAACTAATTTTTCTAGAATCTTAATGCTTTCTTCTAGATTTTTTATTTTCTTTTTGTTCTTCTCATTAGCTGTTTTTAGTTTAATAACTTCCGATTTCAATTGACTTACCTGTTGATTAATATTCAAAAGTATTTGTTGAAAATACGATGTATCCTTTTGTATTGCTAAAACTATTTCTTTAAGCACTACTTGTAATTTTGCTGCTTCAGATAAAACTGCATTTGAACCAAGTGATGCAATTGAAGCACCTACAGCAGTACCTGCAGTTGCACCTAGTAAAGAGCCGCCACCAACTAATACGGCAATACCTCCTGCCATACCAAATCCACCAGCAGCTACGGCACCGCCACCAAGTGCTGCAAGGCCGGCGGAAATTGCAGCTGCACCAGACAAGCCATTTGCAGCAAAAAAAGCAATTATCTCATATTGAAATGTAACTATTGCAATTAAAAGTACAATAATTCCTATTCCAGCCCCCATTGCAACTTTTGTCCAATAACCTGAAAGTTTTTTTACAGCTGATTTATGAGAATTTTCAAATACTTTAATATATTTCTTATCAATACAAAGAATATCAGCAATTTCATTGAGAGTTTCTTGCCTTACCTTTTTATCAATAGCCAATCCTTTAAAAGGTTTATAGGCTTCCTTATTATCACTTAAAGGATAGTATGGTGAATATAAAACACATTCTAAAAACACCATATACTTCCATACTTTATTCTGTGCATTTATATCTAATCTATTTATTTTAGTTTTCAAATCTAAATTACTTAATTTAATCTGTGACGGATTACCTCCAAATGATTTCAGATAGTCATCAATAGATTTATCCCATGTATTCAACCAAAGTTGCTTCTGGCCTCTCTTATTTGAACCTAAAATTGGCTTTTTTTTACCCTCTTCATGTACATCATTGAATGTTAATTTTCTTTGTAGAGCAAAAAGGATCTCGCTTTGTTCTGCAGTCAATCCAAAAACTGAAAATTTATTTTGCATGTATTATAAATAAAATTATTGTTTATACGAATTAAACTAGTTGTCAAAAATTAAATTCTACTAGTCCATATAATGTTACAATATAATTGATACTCAAAGTTACAAAAGATTACTGTTTAATCAAGTATACTAAAAGATATTTAAATATGTATGATTGCAAATTAATTCTTTCAAATTAAATCTTCACATATATTAACGTTACATTCTGTTTATTTACTAATATTAGTATTAAGAATTAAGGTTTTCATTCAATATGTAACATTAATAGTATAAGATTTATAATGTCTTTAATATTCTTATTACAGCTATTATATAATTTGGATCCTCCGCATACCCAATCTCATCAAGCCAAAGCAGATAGTTTCCTACTTTATACTTATATTGCACTTTAGTATAATAAGCCCTTACACTTTCTGTCCAATGATTGAATTCATAGTATTTTCCTGTACGTGGATTGGTAAGCCCGAAAAGATTATGCTTGTTCCGGCATACTGATGAACGGAACCATCCGGTCTCCAGTATAGCCTGGGCCAATACTATTTTGGGATATAGAATTCTGTTTCTTATAATTTCTTTATAAAGGTTAGGGATAGTAAGTTCAGGAAGTTGATTTTCTGCTTTTATAATGTCATCTACATTCTTTTGCTGTTCTCTTTTCAGGGATGCTTTTCTGTCACTATTCCGGCTGTTATCATCCAATTCCTTTTGATTGTCCAGCCTGACAATCAGGGTATCCTTTACCATCATCTTATTCTTTTTCCCTTCTGTAACATCCTTTCCAGCATTGTTATAAGCCTCTTTTTGTCTTTCTGTTGGCAGATGGAAAAACCACTCAACTTTGACCCTTTTGGCCACGCAAGATTTGCCCA